CGGAAAGTATATTCTCTATGAAAACTTAGACTATCTCACACTCAAACTCGACGACCAGGATATTGTCACCAAGGATATAGGGAATGTCATATTCCTGAAAGCTATACAGGGAGCAATTCATCACTCAAAGACGCAACTCATCAGGCGATTCTATTCCTATAGTTTTGCCCTTCAACCGGAAGAATGGTATCCTACGGGACAAATCAATTTCAGTCTCGTAAAAGATCAAAATATATACCTAAGTCTCACTTCATGTCCCGATTTTAGCAGACAAATTCGTATCTACGCCAAGAGTTACAATATTCTTCGTGTCCGTGAGGGAACTGGTCAAACTCTTTTTGATACCAAACACTAAAGATGAACATGCAGACCGGATTCGGTGATGGCGGCGACGGAATGATGGAGCGGTACATTTCCGATATGATCAATATCGTTCAACCCGTCATAGAGAAGAGTACCTTACTGGCAGCTGAATATTGTAAAGCTTGTGGAAGAGATATAATTCTTTCAGAAGACATGGAATATGCGATGAAGTATTGTGCGATGAACACAGTTGGTCAGACAATTGGTTCTATCATGCCAGAAATATACGATGAAGAGGAAAGTGACGAGGAAGAGGAAGAGGAAGTAGCACCTGAAGACTGCCCACCGTTTGAGAGGTACTCAGGTACTGACCCAGTTTTCATCTGGGTGAATGAGGCATATGACAGGTGGGACAATTGGGTGCCCCAAAATCCGACAGAACACCTGTTAAAAAATGCTGTTAATAGTAATGAGCACCTCTGAGCCAGAGGGTTGGTCCTTCTCCAATACTAAGTTTAAAGTATATGATTCTGGTACGAGCTCTAGTGATGATTCATCGGACGATGAAGATCTCTTTTCAAAAACTAAATCGATAAAAAAGAAAAAATTTAAGAAAATTGTAGAGAAGGAGGATCTCTTACCGGAATAATTTTCCCAGTGTAATATATAAAATGTCCGCCGTTACCACTGCCCTCGCTACTGTCGATCTCGTCACCCAGGAACTCCAGACCCAGACCCTCAACTCCATCGTTGGCGGGTTCTCCTTCGCGGCTGCCATGTCGTGGATGGACTTCATCCGATGGGCCATCACCCAGATTATCAAGGTACCCAAGAACGGCGGTTTCCAGTACGCGCTCACCGCGCTTCTCACCTCCCTTCTTTCCGTGATTATCTTCATGATCATCTCCCGTATCAACGGTTCCATTAAGAAGCCTGCCCAGCCGGTGTTTGCGGTGAGCCGCTAATTCTTCGGGGTTTCTTATTCATAAACAACAATAAGAGTACTCCAACTATGACAATTAATGCTATGTAGATGTATTCCTTCTTCCATCTATACACATTCTCCCGCACCTTTTCGGGAATGTGTACAGGTTTTTCTTCCACCACATCGACGGGTACCTTTGGTAAGTTTTCGAGTTTATCCATAGATCCCTTCATTTCAATTTTTAGAATGTGCTCTTGTTCCATGAAATCATATGGAATCAAGCGACCATGACTCATGTAAAAGAATTCAACGCGAATATCCTTTATCATTTTTTGGGGACCGGAATGGAAATGATGAATCAAATGATCATCCACACCATTGAAATTGATAAAGTCTGAACCATCTAGAAGTATATGTCCAGTATAGAACGGCGTCGAAGTGTATACACCCTGAGTGAATTCATCCGAACCCGAACTCAATCGAAGAAGTAATGAATTGGGACCGACGAGATTTATCGCACCTGATGTCAATACATTACTCGTAGACGAATACTCATTTGACCCAAACCCCAGAATCTGATGTGGTGTCGTAACTATAGAGGAATTATGTACATATCCATTCACACCCGTATTAAATTCAAAAGTAAAATTGTGCTCTCCAGGTGTAGTATTCGAGAATGTAAATCGTTTCGTGTCTACGTCAAATGAAACATCGTTCACGTTAGAAACTGGTGGTGCGAGTTCGTTCTGTAAGTGTGTGGCGAGATCATCCCCTGTAGGATAGTCTGCGTTTTCGAGTGAAATAGTCTGACCATCCACACTGAATGTATTGTTCGTCGAGCACACAGTCAATTGGGGAGTGGGAATTCGAGCCGATACGAGTTTGATTTCTGAGACGTCATATATTGGGTTTTCCAAAGTGATCACATAGTCATTAGGATTGGAATATGTATTTGAATAGTGATCTATGATGTATGTACCATTCTGATCGTAATACGTATTTGATGCGATCACACTGATTCCACGCTGACTACTATCTATGCTAAGGTTATGAACCTTCATTAAAATAGAGGTATACTATTTTAATGACTGTTTTTATCTACCACTCCGAAATCTTACTGATAGAGACTATGCGCGAGAGGGTTGTTCTGGAGCTGGCGCTGCGCAATACCGAGATCCCGTGTGTTAGGATTCGCGTTACCCTTGTTGGCGTTGAACTGATGGAATGACTTTTGTTGGTACTGCTGGGTCCAACCACCGTTGGCAGCATTCACGCGACCATCAATCCGGGTCGTATCCGATCGAACAGTGGTTAAGGCGCCACCTTGCTTGAGCGCACTCTCACGAACATTCATACGACCAGCGTTACCCATACGGTTAGGCTTACCGCGACGATCTTCGGGGCGGAAACCATACTTCATGAGTTCTTCGTTTGTTTTCGAAACCACCTTAGCAGCCGCACTGTTCGTGTGCGCACTGCGGAAATTGGTGATACCTGGCTGCGCTTGGTTCTGGTAGTTGTACTGTTCATCGTTGCGATCACTCTTGAAACGAGTAGGGTCTTGGGATACTGTCTGCGCCGAGATGAAACGTTTGGCACCGTTGAAACCGAGACCATCGGTACGAAGACCAGTTTCCGATCGATTAGTCGTGCGCTTGGTTTTCTCGTGTTCGTTACGGGGAACGACGCCGGACATACCCTGTGCGCGACCGGCCATGGTAGGTCGTCGAGATGGAAGGAACGCGGTCGTTTCGGGTTTGTTATGGGTGAGCTCACCGACAACAGCTGAACGACCACCGGTGATATCAACCGCTGGTCCAGTTCGACCCGGAAGTGTGGTGAGTTTATACGCACCGACATTGACCGGATTCACCCTAAACATCTGTTGATACCCACCGACGGCGGGGGTGTCAGCGCTGACACCAAGACCCGGACCGACGAGTTGTTTCTCGATGGGGGATAAGTTGTTCATGCGACCCTGATCGTACATACGGTTACGCATGTTCAGGATTTCCTGACCACCACTTCGTTGCTGCATGGAAATATCACCAAAACTCTCCATCTCTTTCTTCTGGGGTACGCGAACAGTGGGCTCAAAGTTGGTATTTTCTATTTGTACGGGAGCTTTGACTACTGGTTTTGAAACTTCTCTTTCATTCGCAGGAAGTGGAACAGACTTAGTACTCAAAGTTCGACCAACATATACTAAACCGGCAACAGCCATGAGTGAAATGGGATCAGCCATTATTACTTCTTACCGACATTTTTATTAGCGTATCTTTGCTGAAAGAGACCATTTTGAACTTCCGCACGGGTGCTCGCAGGTTCATATCGCATGGTACGCAGAGGAACTTTACATTCCATGTTGGACAGGGGGAAGAGATTACGTTCATAGGTTTGGACGATGTGCTTGTTGAAACGGGACGTGGTTTGGGGGCGAAGTTGGTCACTCGTGTCTATGTATTGGGCTGGAGAACCTTTACCTGCCATGTATGGGGCGGTCCCGTATAACATGGTGTTGGGTCTGCACCCACCACAGTTCAGAGTACTGGGCTGAGGATACACAAAAATTTCGTCGGTGGCCTTCACTGGGGGGATAGCTCCCTTGTTTTGAACTCTAGAAAGACCCGGCTGAAGCTGATACGCCATTTATTATTACATAAGAATATTAATCTAACTATACGCTACCCCCAAACATTCCCGACCGCTTATCCCCATTGGAACCAAGACCCGAAAAGGCTTCGAGTTGGACACCTCGCGCGTTGGGATTACAATACTTGGAATCCGTTTTACACATTGGACCGTTCTTAGCTCCATATAACCATTCGGCAAATGCAGTCTGATCCCCTGGGATTTTAGATACGGGTGCGGTGACGAATTGGCGATCCACAGCATTTCGCATATACTTGGGGAGGGGGGATCGGGAACGCCCACCATCCATTGGAATCTGGTCACTCGTGTAGCTATTCACGAAAGGCTTCACAGTGGGATAATAACACGACTCCAACCTATTGGGAGCATCCGTGTAATCAGTCATGAGTACATTACCCATGGGATTGTTTTCGGTGGGCATTTGGCATAACGCACCTTCAACTGTACTTCCATGTGTTTCGGTGACCATTTTTGACCGATAAAGAACAAATATAACGGATAATACTGTCGCGCTCAGAATGAAAATCCTGGGATCGCGACGAATGATATAAATGAGACAACTCGCATAAATGACAAACCGAGAAGCGGCATTGATACGATCTTCTGGGGTTTGCTCACTCGTCGGCCAGAATTGTGAAATCTTATCAGTACGAACGAGTTGCTGAGGATCGTCAAACCAGACTTTCATTTAATATAGGTTGAGGTTTATTTTTTAGGGAGACCGCCAAGCATACTTCCCATCATCTTCATCAACGCCTCCTGGTTAAGTTCTCCGTCACCATTTTGCATCTTATCAGCACACTCCTTGGCGATACCTTCGATCATCTTGAGTGTATCATCGGGGATCGAGGTGATCGTCGTACCGAGCATATAGAGCGTCTGGAGGTACTGCCAAGTCGCAGCTCGCGTGTTCGCGGTCATTCGATCCCAGTAGGACTTGATGTTGAGATCCTTGAGAAAGTCAATCGTATCAATCTCCTTGAGAAGAAACGATTCATCCTTAGCAGAAATCTTATCTGCGTACGGACTCACACCCTGCATGAACGCATCCACAACGAGTCGCGGGTTACTCGACTTCAATAAATCGAACGACGTCATCATCTTCTTAGTGCCTTTTTCCTCTGGAAAAGTCTTGTGCAATTCCACAAGAAATTGACCCATCATATCGTTAAACGCAGTAACGGATGCCATTTTCTTAATCTACTGGTATAATCTTTAAGTTAGAAAGGTTCATTAGAAATGGTCTCCTTCTGTCCTATGCCACCAGCAATGATAAAGAATACGAGAATCGCATTCAGTGCGGCTGGTTTGGTATATTTATTGAGTTCTAATTTACCTTCATTGTTGAGGTGTGCTTTCAGGTGAATGTACCCCGCAGTGATACAACCCGCGATGAGAGCAGCACTCACAGGGTCGCGAAGATAGTCAGAGAGTTCCATTTAATTATAACGGGGATTTTTTGTGCGCTGCTCTGGTGCGTCACCGAAGAATACATCATCATCCTGTGGCTGGGCCTGAGGTTGAGGCGCTGGCTCCATTTCTTCTGGTTGGGGGGCATGAACACCTGGAACGGTTTTGAATTCATTCTCTAGACCGGTAGGTTCGGGATCAGTTTCCATCATTGGCTCGGGTTCAGGTTCAGGTTCGGGTTCAGGTTCGGGTTCAGGTTCGGGTTCGGGT